TCAAGCGTGATCGAGTGGATGGCTTGGCCGCCAAGTCTTTCTGTCGCTGCTGGAGGGACTATTGGGTTTCTCGGGGTGACGGCCATTCGCGAGATGGTGACCCGCTTCCTGGGTCGCAAGGCGGATTCAGCATGAAGGCGTTCGCAGCTATTCGCGAGATGGTGACCCGCTTCCTGGGTCGCAAGGCGGATTCAGCATGAAGGCGTTCGCAGCAGCAATCATCATCGCCTTGGTCGGCCTGCTATTGGTGGGCATACAGCAGTCGCGTGTCATAGCCCTTCGCGGGGAGGTGGCATTCGAAGCTGGCGAGAAGTCCAAAGCCGTCGCCGCCAATCCGAGAGCCAGGCCACTATCACCACGCTGCGCGCCGAAGCGTTGCGCAACGCCGCATACACATCCGACCTGGCAAAACGAATCAAGGCCAGCGAGAAGAAAGCCGAGAAGGCGAGGAAAGACTTTGAAGAACTCAAGCGCAACTCAGCAAGCCTGTTCGTGACTGGGCTAATCAGCCTTTACCTGACGGGCTGCGCGGCAAAGCCGGCGGTAGTAACAAAGACCCAGGCGGTAAGAATTGAAGCGCCCGAGCTGATTCCCTGCGAACGCGTTGAACAAGACGAAGCTGAACTTCGCCTCAACGGTGATGTGTGGGAGCTCAAAGACAAGGCGATCAAGTTACTGGATACGTGCGCTGACCAGGTGGATGCCCAGATTCTGCGGAGTAGAATCTATTAATGGCTCAAAAGAGCGGCTTTGGGCCTCAACGTTTCACTAGCCTCAACTGAGCCCGTTTTGGCAGAGTAGAAAGCTCACTCGCATCAAGAGCCACTCTCAATGCGCGAATTTTAACTAGATGATCAGCCATCGCTTCTTGCAGTACCGCAATTTGATTCTGGAAAGCGGGATCTAGAATCAAATCGGTATCCGCGATTTTTGAAAGTAACTCCCCTAAGAGGCGATAGTTTTCCGCGGCTTTTAGAAATTGCCCACTATGTTGTGTTGTATTCACCGACTTTTCCACCATGTGATTCGTGACATTTTCTTTATCGGCCTCTGCGTTACTTCGTTGAGCTTATCCGACAAGTGGTGAGAGCGGATACCCAGCCCGCGCCATGTTTTCGAATGCGCCAAATTGTGGCGCGAGAAGGTCACATGAAAGTAATCGTAACCAAGCTACTGGGATCGGCCGAAGTCGAGTTCCTGCGTGAGGGTGTGGTCGTTCACCGCGAGCGGTTCACCGGCAAAGTCACCTCCGAGTACCGCCGCACCATTGCGTTCAATGAGTCGTTCGATGACCACCGATGCCGGTTTGTAACGGCCATGCCTGCTGACCGGGCGTTCCAATACGAGGTATCACCATGAGCGACCAGTCAGGCGAACACGTCCACTGGGCGGATGATGGTCGGGGCCGGCGTGAAGTGATCATCGACGGCAAGCCCGTCACGCATGTGATCTGGTGCGACACCAGGGCGGGTATCGCTGTTGTAGCCGACCAGCCGCTCAAGTCCACCGATGGCGAACACGTCGACTTCCACCCTGTATGGGGTGAGCTAAGGGTTATCTGCAGTGGTGGATACATCCGGGGCAACAAAACATTCCGCATGGGTGAGGGGCCGGTATTCAATGAGTAACGTCACCCGCCTGCGCCACGCGCTCCCACTGGGAAAAGACATCAGTACAGCGGTAAGCTTTCTCGACAAGGCCATTGCCGAGGCGGTGAACGCCGCCAAGGCTGCCGGGCTTCCCCAAGGCCTGATCGTTGGATTGCTCCAGGGCCATGCACACGCACAGACACACCAGATGGTGACCTGAATAGCGCCAGGCTCAGTCTTGGTATGTACTTACTCTGGCGGATCGAGTGACAGGGAACCAAAGCCATTCGCCGTCCTGAGTAATTTCGCCGTCTAGATATACGACGTAATAGCCATATGCTTCATCTGGAAAGCAAAAATCAATGTATCCCGTATCAGGCCAGCCATCGAATGGCTCGGTTCGAACGCCAAGCCAGCTGAAACCTTGGTTGCTTTCCTGATAGGTATTAGTGCTCAGATCCATCGCCCCGCGATGTTCGCTAAATGCGAACGCGGCCGTGAGGGTCTGCACCTTGAGAGGTTTCTGGCAAAGCCGGAAATCGATTTGCGCAGTCTTGAGCTCCATACACTTGCTCCTTCCATAATTTGGACATCATCAATACCACATTGGGCCGCGTCTTCAAGTTACGTGCAGCTTTCAAGTATTTGGAAGATATAAATGATCAGGCCAGGACCTCCAGCATCACTACTTGAGCTCTCCGACTTCGGTATCCGCCTGACCCCTGCGCCTGAGGTGTGCGAGTGGCTCCAAGCCGAGATCCTTGCCGACACCGGCAGCATTCACAACGAAGACCATGCCCACCTACTGGATGCTGACATTCGGGTCATGTGGGCGTCGGCGAGCTTCGAGAAGCAGGGTAGGACAGTCCTGGGCCAGGCCGAGCAGGTAGCGTTCCGCGCGGGTGGCTGGCAGAAAGCTCGGATGGAACAACAGATGCGTGATTGGTTCGGCGATGTGCCGGCCTTCATCATCACGCTGGCTGCTGACTACTGCGCCCAGTGCAGCGACACCGACTTCTGCGCCTTGGTGGAACATGAGCTCTACCACATCGCACATGCCATGGATAAGTACGGTCAGCCTGCTTTCACAAAGGAGGGCGCGCCAAAGCTTGAGATGCGCGGACACGACGTAGAAGAGTTTGTGGGTGTCGTCCGCCGCTACGGTGCAAGCCCTGACGTTCAGGCGTTGGTGGATGCAGCAAACAGTCCTGCTGAGGTGGGGAAATTGAACATTGCGAGGGCCTGCGGAACCTGTCTGCTCAGATTGGCCTGACCCCTGACAGACCTAAGACGGAATTTACCCTATGGCAGCCCTGAACAATGAGGTGAAAGGCTTCATGGTTCAGGCCTTGGCGTGCTTCGACACTCCTTCCCAGGTTGCGGCAGCTGTCAGAGAGGAATTCGGCTTAGAGGTGACCCGTCAACAGTGTGAGGCTCAAGATCCTACCAAGCGCGCTGGGCGAGACCTGGCGAAGAAGTGGGTGACCCTGTTCCACGACACCCGGAAGCGGTTTCGCGAAGAGACAGCTGATATCCCGATTGCCAACCGCGCGTTCCGCCTCCGTGCCATGAACCGGTTTGTTGAAAAGGCTGAGTCGATGAAGAACATCGGCCTGGCCATGCAGATCCTCGAGCAAGCCGCGAAAGAAACCGGTGACATATACGTCAACCGGGCCAGGAAGGAAGAGGCGGGCGACGAACCGGTGATCCCGACCCGCATCCAGGTCGACGTGGTGGATGCGAGGAAGCCGAATGCCGAGCCTTAACGTTCCGCAAGCTCAATTCCTCACGCTGCCCCACAAATTCCGCGCGTTCGTCGCCGGGTTCGGCTCAGGCAAGACTTGGGTGGGCTGCTCGGCGCTGAGCAAGCACTTCATGGAGTGGCCCGGTGTCAACGCTGGCTACTTCGCACCGACTTACCCTCAGATCCGGGACATCTTCTATCCGACCATGGATGAGGTGGCCTACGACTGGGGGCTGAAGACCAAGATCAACCAGGCGAACCACGAGGTTCACATCTACAGCGGCCGGCAGTACCGCGGCACTGTGATTTGCCGGTCGATGGAGAAGCCGCAGACCATCGTCGGTTTCAAGATTGGCCACGCCCTGGTGGATGAGCTGGACGTGCTGACTGCCGTCAAGGCACAGCAGGCCTGGCGCAAGATCATCGCTCGGATGCGCTACAACTTGCCCGGGCTGAAGAACGGGGTGGATGTCACCACGACGCCGGAAGGCTTCAAGTTCGTCTTCCTGCAGTTCGTGAAGCAGTTGCGCGACAAGCCTTCGCTCAAGGAGATGTACGGCCTGGTGCAGGCCAGCACGTTCGACAACGAGCTGAACCTGCCGGATGACTACATCGCCTCCCTGATGGAGTCGTATCCGCCACAGCTGATCATGGCCTACCTCAAGGGCCATTTCGTCAACCTGACGTCGGGCACGATTTACACCGCCTATGACCGCAAGCTCAACGGATGCTTCGACACGGTGCAGCTCGGCGAGCCACTGTTCATCGGTATGGACTTCAACGTCGGCAAGATGGCGGCGATTACCCACGTTAAGCGCGACCAGGGGTTGCCCAGGGCCGTGGATGAGCTGATTGACGGCTACGACACGCCCGACATGATCCGTCGGATCAAAGAGCGCTACTGGCAGCACGACGGCAACGACTTCAAGAAGACGTGCGAGATCAGGATCTACCCGGATGCCTCGGGCGACTCACGCAAATCCGTGAACGCCAGCATCACCGATCTGGCCATGCTCAAGCAGGCCGGGTTCGCGGTCATCGCTCCAGCTGCAAACCCGCCGGTGAAGGACCGAATCAACGCAATGAACGCTGTTTTCTGTAATGCGCAGGGCGAGCGCCGCTACCTGATCAATTCGCTCACCTGTCCGACCTATGCCGATGGCCTAGAGCAACAGGTGTGGGGCGCAAACGGGGAGCCAGACAAAACCGCCGGCATCGATCACGCGAACGACGCCGGCGGCTACTTCATCCACCGCGAGTACCCGATCATCAAACCGGTCACCGCTATCAAAATGGGATACGCCCGATGAGCAACGATGTCTCCTTCAAACGGGCGGAATACACGTCAGTACTGGACCGCTGGGCGACCGTTCGCGATGTCTGCGCGGGTCAGCACCGGGTAGTCGATCGGCTGCCTTACATCAACGCACACGACAAGTCGCCGGAGAACCAAGACCGGAATCGTGCTTACCGTGAGCGTGCGGTGTTCAAGAACGCCACCGGGCATACCCGAAACGGGCTGCTCGGCCTGGCTTTCCACAAAGATCCGACACTGACGGTTCCGACGAAGTTGGATTACCTACAGGACAACGCCAACGGCTCAGGGGTGAGCATCTATCAACACTCCCAGGGCACGCTGGAAAAGGTGCTTGAGGCTGGCCGGCATGGTTTGTATGTCGACTATCACCAGGACGACGGTATCAGCGGGCATGCGGTGATCCTCACTTACTGCGCCGAAGAAATCATCAACTGGCGCACCGGTATGGTGAACGGTCATAGCGTACTGACGCTGGTGGTGCTGAAGGAATCACCAGAAATCCCTGATGGCTTCGGCTTCAAGACGGTTGAGCAGTACCGGGAACTGGCCTTGGAGGAAGACGGCTTCGTTTGCCGAGTATGGCGCCGGGCAGGACCAGAGACTGGCGGGCCACTGGCGGTTACTGAGGAATTCCGGCCTACGGGTGCCGGCGGCCGGCTGAAAGAGATTCCGTTCACCTTCGTAGGCGCGCAGAACAACGATCCGAGCATTGATGAGTCTCCGCTCTACGACATCGCCATGATCAACCTGGGCCATTATCGGAACAGCGCTGACTACGAAGACAGCGTGTTCTGGTGCGGCCAAGCCCAGCCGTGGATCAGCGGGCTCGACGAGTCTTGGCGCGATTGGATGGAGAAAAACGGCATCTATGTGGGCTCCAGAGCCCCAATGATGCTGCCCGTAGGCGGCGCCTTCGGCTACGCCCAGCCCACGCCCAACACGCTGGTCAAGGAGGCCATGGCCGACAAAAACCAGATGATGATCGAACTGGGCGCTCGGATGGTAGTGGCCTCGCTCGCTACCAAGACCGCTACCGAGTCTCGTGGTGACCAATCGGCGTCCACATCGGTCCTGGCTGGCTGCGTTGCCAACGTTAGCGAGGCCTACACCCATGCGCTCATGTGGTGCTGCACCTACATGGGCATCAACGACAAGAAAGTCGCCTACCAGGTGAATCAGGAGTTCGTCGAACTCTCGGCTGATCCGCAGATGATCACGGCCTTGGTTGGCTTGTGGCAGAACGGCGGATTTGCCAAGGCTGACTTGCGGGCTTACCTGCGCAAGCTTGGGTTGATCGCACCAGAGCGCACGGACAAACAGATCGACGGTGAGCTGGAAGAGCAGGGCGATGGCCTTGGGCTGGACGACGAGGACAAAGTAGATGGCGGTGAAACAGGCGATTCTTGATGCGACCATCCGGCACGCAGTCTTCCTCGAAAAGCTCAAGGCGGGGGAAGTGGGCAAGTTCGCTCCCTTCCTCAAGGAGATTGACCGGTCTATCCGTGAGCGGCTGACCCAGTCGGACTTGACCGATTACAACGTCAAGCGCCTTGAAGCGTTGCTGAAGGAAGTGGATAGCCTGCTGCTGGGCATCTTCGACCGCTACAGCGCGCAACTGAACTTAGACCTGGTAGAAATCGCCAACTACGAGGCCGAGTTTGAGGCAACCAGTCTTGCCAGATCGGCGCCGGTTGGCGTTTCGCTGGATGTGGTCGCGCCGACTGCCGCTGCCATCCGCACCGCTGTGCTGACAAACCCGCTCAGCGTGCGCGGTACTGGCGGCGGGAAGCTGCTTAAGGCCTTCATCAAGGGCTGGACCAGCGCCGAGCGTGAACGTGTCACCGGCACTATCCGGCAGGGCTTTTTCGAAGGCCAGACTAACTTTCAGATCATCAAGAATATTCGCGGTACCAAGGCTGCCGGCTACAAAGACGGCATCCTGGCTACCACTAACCGCAATGCCAGCACGGTCGTACACACCGCTATTCAGCATGTGTCGTCCCAAGCGCGCATGGAGGTGGCCAAGGCCAACACGGACATCGTTGAGGAGATCCAGATAGTTGCAACGCTGGACAGCAAGACCAGCCAGCAATGCCGCTCGATGGACAAGCGCAAGTTTCCCGTGGAGTCCGGCCCCCGGCCGCCGTTCCACCCGAATTGCCGTACCACCTTCATCCTGCTGACTAAGCTCAGCGCAATGTTCGCCAAAGGCGCGACACGGGCTTCTGTTGGTGCCAATGGCGGGCAACAGGTCAATGCTGATCTGGATTACTACCACTGGCTCCAGCAGCAACCGGCATCATTCCAGGACGTGGCTATCGGACCTGTTCGGGCCAAGCTGTTCCGGGAGGGCGGGTTGACCGTCGAGCGCTTCACTGAGCTGCAGCTTGATCGCAACTTTGCTCCGCTGACCCTGGCGCAGATGAAAGGGCTTGAGCCTCTGGCGTTCGAGCGCGCTGGCATTTAACCGAACACAATCAATCTGCCGGCCATGTGCCGGTTTTTTATTGCCTGCAAAGCGGGCCGACCAAACCCAAGGGGTGCATCAACGTGGCAGAAGAAAACGAAATCGACCTAGAAAACCCGGCAATCAAGGCCGCTATCGCGACTGCCGTTGAAGCCTCTGTTTCCGGACTGAAAACCAAAAATACAGAGCTGCTGGGAAAGCTGAAGGACACCTCCACCAAGCTGACCCAGTTCGAAACCCAGTTTGAAGGCATCGACATTGACGCCGTCAAAGGTCTGCTCAGCCGCGCCGGGCAGGATGAAGAAACCAAGCTGCTGACCGAGGGTAAGGTGGACGAGGTGTTCAATAAGCGCACCGAGCGTCTGCGTGGCGAGCACGACAAGCAACTGAAGACGCTCGCCGGTCGCGCTGAGAAGGCTGAAGCCTTCGCCGCGAAGTTCCAGGGCAAAGTCCTGGGCGACTCGGTACGCGGTGCAGCTCTGAAAGCCGGCGCATTGCCGGAAGCAACCGACGACATCATCTTGCGCGCCAAAGGCGTGTTCTCACTGAACGAAGAGGGCGAAGCGGTTGCTGTTGACGAGAATGGCCAGACCATCCTCGGCAAAGACGGAAAGACCCCTCTGACCCCGCTCGAATGGGCGGAATCCCTGCGTGAAAGCGCACCGCACCTGTGGCCAAGGGCTTCAGGGACACAAGCCCCGGGCGGGGGTGGCGGCCAGGCTGCATCCAAACGCTCCGAAATGACCTCCGAGCAGAAGCGCGATTTCCAGCGCAAGCACGGCCAAACCGCATACCTCGCATTGCCCAAGTAAGGGGATACACCCATGCCAACGACTGTAAACAGCGACCTGATCATCTACAACGATGAGGCGCAAACCGCATACCTGGAGCGCATTCAGGACAACCTGGACGTGTTCAACGCCTCGTCCAACGGTGCAATCGTTCTGGACAACGAACTGATCCAGGGCGATTTCCGCAAACGTGCTTTCTACAAGCTCGGTGGCGGCCTGGAACACCGCGACGTCAACTCTGACGACAAGGTGACCGCCAAGAAAATCGGCGCTGGCGAGGCTGTAGGCGTCAAGGCCCCGTGGAAGTACGGCCCGTACCAGACCACCGAAGAGGCGTTTAAACGTCGCGGTCGTCCGGTGGAGGAGTTCTCCCAGATCATCGGCGCCGACGTGGCTGACGCCACTATCGAAGGCTTCATCGAGTACGCCACCGGTGCGCTCAAGGCGGCCATCGGCTCGAACGCCGCCATGGTGGTGTCTGCCAACATCGAAACCGACGGCAAGAAGACCCTGACCCGTGGCATGCGAAAATTCGGCGACAAGTTCGGCCGCATCGCGCTGTGGGTCATGCACTCGTCTTCCTACTTCGACATCGTTGATGAAGCGATTGCGAACAAGGTCTACGAAGAAGCCGGCGTCGTGATCTATGGCGGTCTGCCTGGCACCCTCGGCAAGCCGGTGCTGGTGACCGACAAGGCTCCAGTAGACGCGATCTTCGGCCTGCTGCCAAACGCGGTAGTCATCACCGAGTCCCAGGCCCCAGGCTTCCGTTCGTACGACGTGAACGACGAAGAGAACTTGGCTATCGGCTACCGCGCAGAGGGCACCGTCAACATCGACGTGCTGGGTTACAGCTGGAAGGAAAACACTGGTGGCTCCAACCCAACCCTGGCCGCCGTCGGCTCTGCTGCGAACTGGGTCAAGCACTCGGACAGCAACAAGGTCACCGCCGGCGTGATGATCAGCCTCACCGCCACGCCACCAGCAGGCGGCTAATACCCACCCCTGAAAGCGGCCAGCGATGGCCGCCACGGAGATTCCGATGGAACTCGTTTATACGAATCAGCTTGACGGCTTTGAGCCGGGCAAGCGTTACCGCGTCCCCGGCCTGTTTCGTAACGCTGAGCGCGATGTAACGGCAGTGACCGTGGTAGGCGACTACCCCAACATCGTCTCGGCATACGAAGATATGGGAGTCGATGTCGAGGTGGTTGAATTGCCGCCGACAAATGTCGTAGCCATTGTTGGCGACCGCATGACAGGGTCTGCTGAACTGGCTGAGCTGTTGGCCGAGTTGCGAGCAGAGCGCGGCGCCGTGGTTCTCCTGATCGACGGCCTGGAGGCTGGCGAAATCCACCGACCAGAGTCCGGCGAGCTGGCATTGCGCTTGTTCGATGTGCTGGGCGCCATACATGCTACGGTCGGCGAGTTGACCACTGAGCGCGATGGACTGCGCACAGCGGTCGGCGAGCTGCGCGGTGAGGTCGAGGCACTGAAAAAAGCTGCTATTGCGCCGCCGGCTGACGAAGCAGGCGAAGTCGCAGCGCTGAAAGCGAAGCTGGATAAGGCCGGGGTGCCATACCGCGCCAATGCCTCGAAAGAATCACTGGAAAAGCTCGTCGCCGAGCTGACCAAGGAGTAATACTGCTGTCTGTCGGTGATCCGGCGGCCAATCTTCAAACCATTCCAACGAGTTAACGCATGACACTCATCATCGAGGACGGCACCGGCAAGCCTGACGCCGAAAGCTACGCGAGCGCCGAGGATCTGGCCATGTATGCCGTGAAATTCGGCACGGTCATCCCCGCAGGCGTTCCCGAGCAGGAAGCGCTGCTGCGCCGGGCCGCCTTGGCGATGGATGGCATGACCTGGAAGGGGCGCAAGACGAGCAGCGAGCAGGCACTGTCCTGGCCGCGCCGGGAGGTGCTGCTGGATCACCAGATCAAGCCGAACAACTACCTGCCGGCGCGCATCCAGTACGGTCAGATGGCCCTGGCTGCTGAGATCCATCAGGACGATATCGACCCGGTGGAAAAGCGCAAAGGTGCAGTGCTGCTGGATCGTGTAGAGGGAGCCGTGACTCGACAGTACGCAGCTATCCCGAGCACCAGCAACCGTCTGCTACCGGCGGCACCGGATCGGCCGAGCGCTACGCAGTTCGCAGACTATTTACAGAAGCGGGGGTTGTTCGCAGTACGGGCTTGATGTCAAATGGCCGCTTCTTTGAAATGGAGTTTCACATGAGCAGGGTCAAAGTCACAAAGGAACATGAACTGGTTTGGCGCGAGTTCGCTGCCGCGGCTATCTCGGGGCTCCTTGCTAGCGGGAAATGGGATCGGGATGCTGCTGAACATGCTGCAAAACAAGCCGACTCAATGCTAAAAGAATTCGATGCAAGAGTAAAAATGGCTGGGTAACTAGCCGATAGACATAGAAGCCCAGCCATCGCGCTGGGCTTTTCACATCTGGAGCCACCATGGCCTTTTACGACGAAATGGCCGTGATGGCTCTGGAGATGATCACAGAGTTCGGCCAGCCCGTGACCATCAGCAAGACTGAGCCGGGCGAATACGACCCTGATACGGGCGGCGAAGCGCCAGGCGCCACTGTCGAGCAAATCGCCCAAGGCATCCTGCTCGACTTCATCGGCCAAGAGTTTCAAAACAACAGCCTCATCAAGCAGGGCGACAAGAAGCTAAAGATCGCTGCGCAGGGTTTGACCTGGGTGCCGGGTCTGCTCGACAAAGTCGTGGCCCATGGCCGCACATGGTCAATCGTCCCGCCGTTGAAGGAGGTCAACCCTGCCGGTACGCCGATCCTGTATGAGTTACAGGTGCGGTCGTGAGCCGGGCAGGCGCAGGACAGTCAGGCAGTTTTGCGCTCAGCCTGGCGGAGTTCGCCGCGCAGGCTACCGAAGCCCTCGACGCAAGCATGCGCGAGATCATCATTGAGGTC